TGGTGAGAGCGCCCATGTGTTGCTCCTGTGCGCCCATCTGAATCAACTGGCGTTGAATCGAAATGATCTGGTCGTCACCAAAACGGGTGACGTTTTGCAGTGCGTTCGCTTGCGCCACAAGTCGCTGTTCGTAGCCCTCTGAGGCGACACCCATCGAGTTGATAGCGCCGCGAAGCCGTAGAAGTTGTTGCTCTGCTTTTACGAAGTCCTGAATGAAGCGAGCGACACCCAACGCGGCGAAGGCCGCGCCAAGCAAACCGATGTTGGCCCGGAGCGTGGCGATAGCGCCAGAGACGCCACCGGCCCCTTGCTTCAGCTTCTTGTTGGTTTTGTCACCCTTCTGCCCGGTCTTGTCCAACTCTTGCTGAAGGCGCTTCTGTTCGGCGATGGATTTCTCGCTCGTTACCTTTACCTCAAGTTCCGCGATGTCCATGTGATGCCTTTCGCACTGGTGTCCGTCTGCCGCCGATTGGGTTGTGCTTCGGCTTCTGACGATTGTTTGCTACGTGCTCCAGATACACTCCGTCGAGTTCGCGGACGTATCGAATGAGCAAGCCGGCATCCAGATGCGGATGGAGCGTGAGATAAGCCGCAATCTCAGTCATCGGCACCGGCCCGACTGCCATCCCAATCGAACGACTGTTCATCAAGTCCCGATACGCCTCATAGTAAGGCAGGACATCAACGAACAATTCCGGCTCTTCATCCAACGCAGTTGGAAGCTTCCCTTGGCGTGCTGCCAGTGTTTCCAACTGTTCAACATGCCGTCCCCAACGAAGCTCCCAACTCAGCCGTTTTTTGCGGACTCGACTCCTTCTTCAACCGCCTGTTCTTCAAACAGCGATTGGTCGGAAGCGAACTCCGCGATGATCTCAACCAGCTTGGGGTATCTATCGAGCAGTTCCTTTGCCTTGGCGACCGAGTATTCAATCGTCTCCGCGCCAGAGGAAAGGCCCGTCCATCCGACCAAGATATGTTCCGCCATCGTGTCGCGGGTGATCTGGTCGCGGGTTGTGTCCGACAGCAGCCCCCGGCGTAGCGTGCGAAGGTGCGGCTTCAATCGGTCGTTCAACGCCCGCTTGTAAGCCGGGTTGGAAGCAGACCGAACGAGGAACTTGGCGTCGCCGTGTTCACACCAGACGCCTTCGATTTCTTTCTTGGAGGTTTCGAGTTTTGAGATGTCCATAACGTTTGACTGCCCGGCCAGTCATTGGCCGGGCAGCGCGAAGTTATCCCTATGAGCTACTTGTGGCAACGTCCAACTGGTCAACTTGGATGGCATAGCCAAGCGTGGTGTGGAGTGTGGCATTGAACGTGGCCGCAAGCATCAAGTCGGTGTCAATGCCTTCAACGGTTGGCCAGCCGTCCGGGAACTCGATGTGCGGAAGGAACACCGACATGAGATTGCCGGCGGCGTCCACGATCGGCACCAGCAGCGCGGCGGATTCGTGATCGAGGAACTTTTCAAGGATGGTTGTATCCGTGAAGTAAGCGTTCAACGTCCCGTCAGGAGCGGAGCGACCGCGCCCGTGCGTCAAGGTCGTTTCGCGCCCGATGGCTGGACGGTTACGCAGATTGTTGGAGAGTGTCATGTCGAATGACATCACGCTGGCGACGAAGGAGGCGTCATCGAGCATCAACCCGCCGACGTTGCCCGTGGTATTGCAGATTTCCCGCGTGCTGTGCGCCTGTGGCGAGCCATCGCCCGCCGTGGCGTCCGCGAGCGCCGCCTGTGTGCCCATGAACTGAAACGTTTGCATGACGCGAGCCTGTGCTTCCATCCCGAGCGTCCACTGGTCAACCGAGCAGCCGAGAAAGGCCGCATACTTCGGCGTGTCCAGTCCGAGATACTGATGCTCGATCAAGAACGAGTGCTTGTAGAGGCCGTTGCGAGCGTATCGGACGCTCAATTCAGGAGTGGCAGCTTCGTTGGTGCCCTCACCCTGCCATGTCACCACAGTGTCAGTCCATGAAACGACTCGTTTGATGCCGCTGTTCGATGTGGCAGCATTGCCAACACGAACGAACTTTGCGCCCCGTTGTGCTGCACTGAAGGTGCCACTGTCCCGAGTGAGCCAAGTATTGCCGCCGGCAGATGCGATCGTGCCAGCTACTACTTCAGCTTCTTCAGTCCATTCCTCTTGCATCAGCGCCGCAAGGATGAAGTCGTTGTATGCCCCAACGATGAACTCCGTTTCGATTGGCCCGGCGGCGTCCTTACCGACCTGAATCAGTTGCGAGCGTGCCCGGTCAACGCGAATCTCTTCGCTCATGACGGTGAGCTTTTCATGGTCCAGACCCGACGACAGGTAACGCAGTTCCTTGAGCGTTGGCGCGGGCGATGGGGTCACGCCGAATTCATCTTCAGCGCAGTAAAGGAGTTTTGTCAGATTGGCTTCACTCATAGTGTTTCCTATTCGGTTATGTGTTGCGATCGAAACGGCATCCGCACTGTCAGTTGCAAATGGTCCTTCAGTTCGATGGCTTCCGAGATAGACGGAGCCCTGAAGTCCACTGTCACACCCTCGCCCGTGAGTTGCACGTAACGCACTACTCCGGCAACGTTGTCGGCGACCAGCATGGCCTGCCTTGTGCCTTCGTTCTTCGGCGAGAATATCTGGACGGCCAGAAATCCCACCATCTTTTCAAGTGGCCTTGAGCCGATGGAGGATTGAATCGCGTCCCCGAACTGGATGGATGCCTTGCCAAACAATCCGGTAGTGGGCTGCGCAAATGGAACATTCCACCAACCCATTGGCACCGACGTTTCCAGCGTCGCCCAGCGTTGGACAAAGAAAGTCTCGATCAGCTTTGCAGTTTGAGCGATGGCGTTCATCAGCGGTTTGCGAGAGTGCGCCGGGTGTTGTTCGCTTGTTCGGTGCGAGTAGCCCAACGACAGTTACCCCGCTCGTAGTGGCCATTCACGTCTTTACGATCAATCGTCATCTCTGGTGAAGGTTTGGGACCAACATCCGCGAGAAAGTCATCAAAGGATTGGTACCGAACCTGAATGCCGCGACCTCCGTAGTATTTGAAGCCGATGCTTTTGGGATTGGAGCAACGGGTCTGCATATACCACCACGTTGCATATTCAGGAGTGCGCCTTTTGCCGTGGCGATAATTGCGAAGCGCCATCTGGTCTGAGGACCAACAACCACACGAAACAGTCTTGCCATTACGCAGCTTCGTTCCTGCGGAAATTGTATTCTCGCCACATTTGCAAATGCAGTGCCAGAGAGCGACCCGCGCTTTGCCAGTGCTAGAGCCAGCGGGACTGACAACAGTAAGCCGGCCAAACATTTTCCCGGCCATTTCAATTTGTTTTGACATGCGAAAAGTAGTTCAGGGTGTTCCCCCAAGACGATTTTCCAGTATGACTTCCACTTCGGCAATCGCTAATAAAACCATACCGGCGGGAGCTTGGCGGCTTGAGCCTTGTTCCAACCGTTGAATATACGGCAGGTTGTTGGAAATCACGTAACTGTTTCCGACAGCCAGCCCGTTCTGCTTGGCCTTTGCTGTTGATGTCCCGGCGCCTTCACCGCCAGAGAAAGCCGCGTCCTGAACTGACGTATCCGGCGATTCACCGGCGACGATGTTCCAAGAGGCGCGAGCGCGGCCCGTGTCCACCGGAGTGCGGATGACAATGCGGTCGTGAACCATGATGGCCGTCATGCGTGTGAAGGTCTGAACGTCCGTCTTCAGCTTCTTCGCCCACTTGTCCACCGCGATTTGAAACTTGTCTGCCATGTCAGTTCGATGCTGTTGAGGCCGACGAGGCCGATGCGTCCGCAATCCCTTTCACCTTCCGCACTTGAAGGATTAGCGCCTGCCCGGTTGGGTCCAAAGTGAAGGCGATGACTTGGCGGTCCTGTTCGCCAGACTCCCGGACGATGTCGTCCTTGCCGGCGGTGAGGATGCCTTCCGCAATCAGGTCCGCCATGCGGACAACAACCTTCTCGTCGCCGACTTCGATCATCACGCCGTCAACTTCCTGTTCCGAGTAGGTTGCAATCAGGACGTTGATGGTCGCCTCGACGGTGTTGGAAGTGACCTCGCCTTCAAGCGGGTCGTAACTGGCGCCAACGATGCGCGAGTAAGTGACGGTGCGCTGGACGTTCGGTGCGCCGGGCACAGAGAGTGGCATCAGATCGAACGCAAGGTTCAATCCGCCTCTAACCAGTCCTCTTACATCGAGTGCCATTTGCTAGGTCCTCACAACGCGCACGTCCCGGCTCTTTGAGGCCGCGAGTGCGCCATACTTGTTCAGCAGAGCGCGAATCCATGCCGGAACAAGTTCCATGACGGTTGCCGGGTCAAACGACACCGACATGACGCCGTCCAAACTGAAGCTGCTGATGCCCTGCCCTTGAGGCAGTGATTCGTAGTCCACAGCGAACAAAGCGAGCGCGTAAAGCGCCGTGGCCTTTTGAATCGCCGCCGGGATTTCATCATCCGGCATGTATTCACGTCCGCCAGCGTGGTCCGGGTCGTTGACGTAGATGCGCGGCCACTGAAGCGCCTGCGTCTCTTCCACCATCTGCCCGTTCCAAATGTAAAGCTGGTCAAGCATCCGCGTCGCGGTGATAAGCGCCTGCATCTTTTGCGTATCGGTCTTCGTGGCCCATGCCGCCCCGTTCAAGCTCGCTTCATGGAACGCGTCGGCATATTCGACGCTCACGTAGGAGTTGGCCGTGTCCAGACCAGTTCCGTCTTCGACGATGATTTCAATTGCCATTTGCCGCCTCGATTCGCTTCGCGCACTTGGCGCATTTGGTTGTCGGCTCCGCTACCACTGTGAAATTGTCCAGCACGCGACCGCACAGCGCCTTGCCTTCCGGCCCTTGAGCGTGCGCCTTGATGGATTTACCGAGCAACAGCCAGATGGCCGGCCCGGCCTTTGCCGAATCCACCGCGGTAACGCCCTGATTCGCCGTGGCGTCTTCGGAGACGTTCGAGCGGTTGCGTTGGGCGTGGATTTTGCGGCGGTGCGCCATGTAACGCTGATATCCGTTGACCGGCCTGAGATTCGGCTTGGTGAAAATCTGCCGGCGCGGGTAGATGGGTGATTGGGTTACGGGTGACTTCATTGGTTCAGGGGGTTGAGTAGAACAGCATTTGATGCGAAGGCGGTTTCCACATCAGAAGGAGCGCCGGCCCCGGGAGCACATCCGAGGCCGGCGCGTGACGTCGCTTACGATGCCGCCGGAATTTGGCTGGCAACGTTGTGAACAACGCCAACGATGCGGATGTTCTTGGACTCATACTTCTTTGTCCAATGCGCGGCGTCTTCCAACTGTTCGTTGGTCGGCCCGCCATCATCTACAGCGTCTTCGGATGCCAAACCATCCGGTTCTTCCACCCACGCCACTCCGCGAGGATGCAGAATGTGACGACGGCGGTTAATCATGACGGAGTCATGCGCGAGCGGGACGCGGCTGCGTTCCACGCCTTCAGTCCCGAAGCCGCCGTCAACCGGCGTGGTAAGCGCAGCGAAGCCCCGGGCGATGGCGCCGTTGCCGAACAGAACCGACGTGTAAACGTCGCCGTCCGTGGTGCCGTCGCGCTTCGGCAGATCGTCGTCTTTGATGACCGCCAGCCCTTGGAAGCGTTCCAAGTCGGGACGACCTTCAGCCTGCGGGACGAACTCAATGAGTTGCTGCTTCATCAAGTCCGCATGGGTTTCCGAGTGGACGGCAATCGCAACGAGCCGGTCCTTCTGGTCGCCGAGCTTCTGCTTCGCGTCAATGAAGGTGAAGCCCGTAAGAACTGAATCGCTGTCCGTGGCCGCGATGCTTTCCGACGCCAGCTTGAGCAGGTTCGGGTCGCCCGCGATGGAATCGAACTCGTTCAACACACCTTTGATCGTGCTGATGAGCATCTGTTCGTCCTGTCGCGCCCAATACTCCGCAACAAGGTCCGTGATGGCGTCCATGCCCCGGCTTCCCGCGAGCAAGTCGGCAAGGAGCGTGGTGCTCCATGCGTCGCCGTCGTTGTGGATGCGAGCCGTGTCCTTGGACGAAGTGATTTTCTTCGTCGCAAAGTCAGCACTGTCGCCGATGATTTGGCGCGTGCCGCTGATGTCCGTCCAGAACGGCATTTCGACGGTCTTGCCGCCGGCTGCCGCCCGGGCGCTGAAGGTTGGGTCAGCCGAGATGATGCCAGAGTTGGCAAACATCGTCAGTTCCGCAGTGCGTTCGATGAAGTAAGCCTCCCAAACTTCCGGGATGAATACGTCTTCCAGTTTCGTTTTAGCCATGATGTTTTCCGTGGTTGTTTAACGCGCCACATGAGCGCGAATTCTTCAACCCGGCACACCCGCTGGAATAGTCGCACCGGCTTCTTGAGCCATGCGCCGAGCGGTTGCCGGGTCCTTCTTGAGCAGGACCAACTGCTGAGTCGTGTTCCAACTCTCCTTCTTAAAAGGATTGGGACCCGACCCACCATTTCGACCGGCACCGCCGGAACCAGTGGCACCGCCACCGGAGTTTTTTTCAAAAGCGAAATCATATTCCTTGAGCGCGACGTTCTCCAGCCAGTCCGCGACGGTTTGCTCACTGATGCCGTCACTGCCCCGGATGGGGTCGTTCTCGTCGTCCAAGCAGCGGGTTTTGCCGTCAACCCGCTTGAAAGTTTTGAGTGCCGCGCCAACGATGACGCGACTGGCCTTCGGCAACATGCCGAGCCGGCTGCCTGCTTCCATGATCTCCTGACCGATGGCCAGTTCTGCAAGCTCGCGATCTTTGGCTGACAACTGCTGTTCGATGGTGAGCTTTTCGTCCTGAATCTTTTTCAGTTCGGCGTCATGCTTGGACTTATACATTTCGACGCGCTTAACCAGTTCGCCTTCGATGTCTTCCTTTGATGCCTTGCCCTTGCCCTTCAGCGAGTCTTCAAGTTCCTGTCGCTTCTCCTTCAGCAAGTCCGCCAAGTCTTCGGGCGTGATGTCGTCTTCGAGTTGGATGCCCGCGTTCTCCGTCAAAACTTTCAGCCGTTCCGCCAGACGCCCGTTGGTTTTGCGGAAGGTGTTCAGCTTGTTTTGCGCTTCCGCGAGGCGTTCAACCGGGACCGCGCCTTCAACTTGAAGGATGTGAACGTCAGCGTCGCCAATCTTGGTGACTTTGTAGAGCGAGCGGAAGGCTTCCTCGACTTCTTCGATGGTTTCGACTTTGAACTTGAGTGGCATTTTGACTTGGAGCTTGAGGGTTTAGAGTTTGTGCATCGGTCGCATTACAGTCGCACCTTGCTACCCGGAAGTTTTACTGTCAACGGCAAACTTATCAGTGGAGCGTGAGGGTTTCGTAGCGCGAGAGGACTGCTTCCCGCAGTTGGCCGGCCCGTTCTTCGCTGATGCCCATGCGTTGCGCGTCGCACCGGAGC